CCTAGAGTGGGCTCAGTCCAAACTCCGTCAAGGGGTTAGACTGAACAGCTTTGACATGTCTGCGGCGAGTGATCGCCTTGACTACTCAAAGTTCCTACACGAAGCCTTCGCTAAGGTATACCAGGAACCTGATAAGTTCCCGTTACTTAGTCGGAGTCTCGAATTATTCGAAGACACCAGCTCGTGTCCTTGGACCATACCAGGATACGTTGCCGATCTTATTGGCAGTCACACAGGACAGATCAGTTGGTCTGTTGGTCAGCCTTTGGGCTTAAGACCTTCATTCCCTGTTCTTTCTGAAATGAATGCCATGATGGCTAGGTGCGCCGTCAAACAGGTAGATGGTAAGTACACCCCAAATCACTTTGCAGTGGTTGGTGATGATCTTATCATTGAATCCCGGTACGCAAACGCGTATATGGAGTGGGTGACCGCATATAACGGAAAAATCAATAGCGAAAAGGCTATGGAATCAGACCGGTATGCAGAATTCTGCAGCCAACTTGTGACCAAGTCGACTAGCTACCCATTGAAACCTAGGTACATTCTCAGTACAGAGGGATCGCTCCAGAATGTAGAGAAGTTCTCTACGCAGGGACTAGACCCTAAGGTACCAAAATGGGCAAAAGATCTTCATAGTTCAATTGCTCAATGGCACCTGGATGGCTATGATACCATTCAATATTCTTCCACTAATGCACCAAAGTCTCTGATGGAGAGACTTAGTGTCAACGCGCTGATCAAAGCCGTCAATCCTGCCGAGCGTGACCCTGAGAAGGTCACTCTCCAGACATTGTATGTCCAGGGAGTAATACGCTCGAAAGATAAGACGGTGCAAGTCAAGGATCTCTCCACCTCCTGGGCTTCTAAGCCCTATGAGGTATTCGGAGGAACCCCTGGCAGTCCTGTAGTGTCGACAAAGCACTTAGAGTGCGAGTCAGCTCTTAACCATCAAAATGATTGGTCAGAGTTTGGCACTTTAGGACAGGTCAGCACCGATAGATCTACGTCAGTGGATCTGTCGACGAATAAACACTGGGACTATCAGCAGGCAAGATATACCAAACCTGTGAGTCAGATCTTGAGCGCTAAGCGCTTAGAGAAGACCCTCAGTAATATCTCAACTTTCGTTGATGATAATGGTATTGTCGAATCTGCGATAGATGTCAAAGGTAGATACAGGTACTCTGTACTTGTAGATACCCGCCAGCGTGATCCTGAAATTCTGCTTGCTATCCTTGACAAGGATAACAATGTATACCATGTGGATGATATCTCAGATACCATCCCTGACCAGGCTCGCATGGCCTACCAGCAGTGCTGGGATAGCCTGCATCTAAAAGTACCAGAAGAAATTCTGCAGTACTTGGATGATGCAAATGAACCTGATCTTGGTATAGACTCAGATGACCACGAAATTTAATCGCCGTTGCTAGTACCCATTTCTGGTGTTCTAGACTTGTGCAAGAGACATAGCAGACAGACTGTCTGGAAGGCGGCC